ACCAAATGTTCTAGACTAGAACAAATGTTCAAGAACGCCTGTTCTATAGAACAAATGTTCAAGAACGCCTGTTCTATAGAACAAACGTATAGGAACTTTTCATGAAAATTCATGTTTCGGCCTATCTGACCTTTCCTGTACATTCACACGATAATTGGGATAATACCACCATCACACAGGGGTTGGACGCCCCACAGGAGGCCAGGCATGGCAAATGGACAGACGGAGAGACAGCGGCTTATGGGCTCGGTTGAGGTGCACGTCACGGTCACCGGGCTCGACTCGGACGCCAGTAAGTGGACGACCGCGGAGGTGTCGGTGGTGAGGGCCAAGCTGAGGGAGGTGACCAAGCAGGTCACGGCTCGGCACCAACAGCTCAGGGCCGAGCGGAGGGCCGGCCGCATGGAGAGGGCGCAGGCCGCACTCACCAGGGCACAGGAGAGGCTGGCCAAGCTGGAGGCCGAGGCTGAGGCGGACGACGCCTAGCCGACCGCAGGCGGGGCCGGGGGCACACCACCCCTGGTCCTGCCATGGAACCGAAACGGCGCGGCCGACGAGTCGCCACCCCACCTCCTCCGGCTCAGAGTGAACTGATCGATTTCCGACTTCGTGAGACCCCCGATGTACTCCTCCAATGGGTGCAACATGGGTGTCAAGTGGGTGTGATATGGGTGCCCAGACCATGTACAAGCACACGTATCCTGATAGAATGACCGTGTGGAGGCATGTATGTCACAGATCACAGACGAACAAGTAGAGCAGGCAAAGAGGGATGCGGCATTTGCAGTGTACAAAGCAATTGCCGAGACCATCCACAATAGGGCGATCATCACCGACTCAGGCACGGACTGGGGCCAGATGATGCTCTTGGTGGCCCAGGCCATCGGGATCTCTGATGGTGAGAAGCAGCTTCCGAAGCTGTTCACATAACAAGAAGGTCCGCTGATTGTCCGACACCAGGACTCCTGGTCAACCCCCATTTGACCTCTACCCCGAACAACGCCAATGCATGTTCAATGACAGCCGCACAGCGCTCGTTGAAGCGTCCACCAAAAGCGGAAAGACCACTGTGGCAATGCTTTGGCTCTATGATCAGCTTCAGCAGGCACCCCCTGGCGGGGCTGTCTGGTGGGTTGGTCCAGTTTACAGCCAGGCCCGGATACCGTTTATTAGGTACCGAGCCTGGCTGAGAGGCTACCCCGTCAACTTTGTGAACTCAGCTGGCGGACTCCAGATGAGGTTCCCAGGGGACAGGACGATGTACTTCAAGTCAGCCACCAAGCCGGACTCACTGTATGGTGAAGACGTATGGGCGGCAATCATCGATGAGGCCTCCCGTTGCAAGGGGGACTCGATCGTGGCAGTGAGGTCGACTCTGTCCGCGACCAGGGGACCGTGGCGTCTAATTGGGAACGTATCCGGCATGTCGAATATGTTCTACCAGTGGTGCCGTGAGGCTGAGAAGGGCAGCATGGAGGCCCACTACCAGAAGATTAACGCGTACACCGCGGCAAGGTACGGACTTCCTGGTCTTCCTGACCTTGAGGAAATAGAACAAGCCCAGAAGATCCTGCCTGGGCCGCAGTTCCGTGAGCTCTACCTGGCCGAGCCTGCCGGAGTGGACATCAATCCGTTCGGCATTGAGGACATAGCTGCCTGCGTGCAGCAGAAAGAGCCGGAGGACCGGGAGGTCGTGGCCTGGGGGATTGACGTCGGCAAGACGGTCGACTACACGGTCATCATCGGCCTGAACAAGGGTGGGGACGAGGTCTATTTTGACAGGTTCCAAGACAACTGGGACAGTGCAACGGAACGAATTGCCGAAACTGTGGGCACACACACCCCTGGGTTCGTGGACGCCACAGGCGTGGGCTCCGCAGTAGCCGACGCCCTGATCTACAAATTTGACACGGCCATCGAGCCGTATGTCTTCACCCAACAGTCGAAGCTCCGACTCATGGAACGACTGAAGTACGACATGTCCGAAGGGTCAATCTCGTACTCCGAGGATGTAGCCGAAGAGCTCATGACAATGGAGTATGAACGACGACCCTTCAGCATCAGATTCGAAGCTGGCAAGGGGTTCCATGATGATGCGGTTATGGCCTACGCCCTGGCCTTACAGCATCTCAGGGGATGGGAAGGCTCATCTTGGTAAGACGAAAGAGAAAGAAGAAAGGCTGTAGGTAGTGGAATTCTTCAATGACCTCATAGAAGGCATGGATCTACGTCGTTGGATCCCGTACCAACGACCGTCGACCTCACCGTCGACGTACCCAGCTGGTTTTATCCCCTGGACAAACGTCCCAGCTGGGACCGTGTTCGCAGATCAGGACTACCTCTCACCCCTGGTCCTCACAGTCTGCACGTGGATCGTAGAGCATATGCTTGAGTGTCCACTGAAAGTCCGCAACACCCGAACTGGGAAGATTGAGGAGAACCACTGGATCTACCCATTCCTCCGGAAGCAGCTGGAGCCCGAACTCTATGAGGTCCTCCTGGACATGCTCGTGTCCGGAGACGGCTTCAGCTGGTTGTCCAGGGGTCGTGTGGCAAGAGAGCCGAAGACGGCATTGTGGATCCCGGCAGTCGAGGTGACCTACGATGAGGAGGTCGACCGGTTCTTCCACGTAGACAAGCCGAGAACTCCGCTCAATGAGCAGAGACTCCTCCACTTGATGCTACGTCGGGACCCAGACAATCCCCGAACAGGCACCTCCCCCGGTGTCTACCTGGCCAAGGAGCTCATGACCGACGACGAGGCCTCAAACTTCATCCTCACGACATTGAGGAACCGGGGCACTCCGTGGGTGATCATGACTCCGCAGCCAAATGTCCGTCCGCCAAGCCCGGCTCAGAGCGACTCCCTTGAGTCCAAGGTGAACAACTTGTCTGGTGAGAACTCAGGCGACGGCACGTACATCCCGTACCCCGTCGATGTCCACATGCCCGGCCAGGGGAACCAGATCTTCGACATGGCAAATGTCCGTGGGACCCCAGAAGAAAGGGTCACAGCGGCGTACCACGTTGCAGCTTCGGTCATCGGTCTTGCACCGGGTTTGGAGCAGACCAGGGTCGGTGCTACGGCACATGAACAGAGGAAGGCGTCCTGGCAAGATGGCGTACTGCCCGTCCAGGTCCGAGTAGCCAGACAGTTGACCGAAGCCTTCCTGGTCGATCCAGACGAGGAACTGTTCTTCGATATCTCCAAGATTCAGGAACTCCAGAGGGACAACGAGGCAATGGTCCGATGGGTCACCAACCTGGTCAGCTCCGGGGTGATGACAGTGATGGATGCACAGAAAGTCCTCGACCAGGAGATCGATCCCAAGGCTGATGTGTACTACACCCCTACAGGCCAGATTGTGGCCAAGGGGGAGCTGGACACGGCACTGCCGCAGGTTGAGAAGATGGCAGGTCCAGGGGTCCTCCTCCCGGACAATGAGGCAGACCCGCAGGGCTTGGAAGAGAGGAACAATGAGCCAACGGAGGAGTAGTGATGATCAACTTGATCCAGCTCATCCCCCTCTTGCAGGTCGCAGCTAATGCCGACGAAGCAATTTACCGAAGAAACCTTCTTCGAATCATTCGACGTGCCGGAGCCGGGGCAATGCAAGCCTACCTCACTGGGGGCCTTACCGGCCTCATGTGGCACCTTGAGGACATTGCGTTCCTCCAGCAACAACCCCGTCTCCCAGTCTCTGCCGCAATGCTCACTACTGTCCTGGGGTCCAGCTCCAGGTACTACGAGCAGGACATCCAGCAGATGTACGACCAGCACGGAACCCGACTCATCGGTAAGGACGTCGATCGTGAGGGGATACTTGAAACTGTTGGACGCCTTGATGCTGAGGGAAAGTCCAACAACGAAATAGCAAAGGTGATCAAGGACAAGGTCCCGTCCGGCCGGTATAAGTCTCCCAACACCAGGGCTCGTATGATCGCACGGACCGAGACTGGGTTTGCGCAGAGGAACCTGGCCCTGGCAAAGTACGAGGCAATGGGAATCTACCAGGTGTCCGTGAGGGACGGACTGCTTCCGACGTCTGATGATGAGTGTAGAGCACGTCACGGAAGCATTGTCTCCACAGCTGAGGCACGGCAGTTGGCCCTTGAGGAGCACCCGAATGGCACACTCGCCTTTGCTCCCATTATCAACCGACCACTTCCTCCTGCAGCCCCCGGTGAGCAGGCGGAAGCAAGGAAACAGATCATCGAATCAGTAGGCAAACTAACAGCAGAAAGGGCGGTCCGGCTTGGTCGGACTGTAAGGAGGGCATCAGGTGGATAGAGAGTACCTGCATCTTAGGCAGGCAGACCTGCCCGAGGACAGTGAGCATCACGTTATCGCCGTTGCCTCCGTCCTTGGCCAGGTGGACAAGAAGGGAAAGGGTGTCGCATCCGGGGCTACGGTCCTAGGTGGGAAAATGCCGATCTCCCTGTGGAACCACTCTTCGGTTGTGAAGGACGACGCTCCTGTGGGGGTTGCCGAGCTCTCAACATCAGGAGACGAGGTGATGCTTCGGGGTCGGTTCTTCGACACGCCCAGGGGCGGTGAGGCCAGGCAGATCATAGCGGCACTTCGGCCGGAATGGTCGATTGCATTCCAGGGAACGAAGCAGGCAGCCGAGAAGCTGCCCGGTTCCCTAGTCACCTGGTCCGAGATCATGGTGTACGAAGCGTCTCCCGTCATCAAAGGAGCAGTCGGTGGGACGGGAACGATCGATGTGAGGTCAGAACAAGAGTCCGGCAAGGAGGAATCAGAGGACCCCGAGGTCGAAACGATGGACCGGCCTTACTACGACATGTACCTGAAGCTACTGCAAGTCAAGATGAGGAGCAGACAAAGTGAAGATCGATAACAACGCACAACTCCAGAGTGCTTACCTGAACAAGCAGGCTCTGGTGACGAAGGTCCTGGAAGAGGCCCGGGATGAGACCGGCGCCTGGGACCTGAGCAGGGTAACGACGTTCAGCGGCTCCGTTGAGGAGAAGCGATCGGCCCTCGATGTCCTCGTTGCCGAGGTCGATGACCTCAGCAAGAAGCTCACTGAGAACGCTGAGCTCGAGGCGATCAAGGACCGCATGTCCGACGACTACAGCTCGAAGCATAAGGACTCCGATCTCCTGGTCGCCCAGAAGGACAAGGATCTCAGCCTCAGGGCTGCAGACGCCCTGTTTGAGACCTGGTACGACAGCCGTGAGTTCAAGTACAAGTCCGACTGGGAGTACAAGAAGGAGTTCGACCTGAGGACGCTGTTCAACACGGCCTCTGCGGCGTACCCGAACGAGCAGCCCACGGAGGTTGTCGGGTCTGCCATTCGGCCGATCATGATCAGCCCTCACATTCCGACGATCCCAACGACCGACGGTAACGTATCCTACCTGGAGCAGACCACCAGGACGAATGCGGCCGCGGCAAGGGCAGAGGGCGCGGCAGCCGCTGAGTCGGCGATCGTGTACACGAACCGGAACGTAGTCGTCCGCTCGATCGACACCTCGATCCCGGTCACAGACGAGATTCTGGCCGACAAGCCCCAGATGAGGTCCATCATAACCTCTGACCTGATGCTCATGGTCGCCCAGGAGCTGGATGACGAGATCATCAACGGCAGCGGCACCGGTGTCCGCTGGACCGGTCTGAACGTCCTGGCCGGCGTGCAGGCTCAGAACAAGGGGTCAGACGACCACTTCACTGCCACGGCGAAGATGAAGACCAAGATCATAGCCACGGGCCGTGCCATGCCGACTCACGTGATGATGCATCCGAATGACTGGCTTGAGTTCATGACCGCTCGTGCGGTCGGTGCTGCCAGCCTGGCCTCCGGCGGAACGTCAGAGTCGACGGTCAACACGTATGACGGTGCGTTCCTGTGGACCCACCCTTCGGTGACCGGCCCAGACACCCTGTGGAACATGCAGGTGATCCAGACCACGTCTGTTCCGGAAGGCACGATCATCATGGCCGACGTTCCCAGGTACACCCGCCTGCGGGACCGCCAGTCCTACAACGTCAAGTTCGGACTGGTCAACACTCAGTTTACGGAACGTGAGATGACGATTCTGGCCGGTGTCAGGGCTGCCTTTTACGTGACCAGGGCTGGTGCAGTCGGCAGGGGCACAGGCTACTAAGCCGGATGTCCAGCCGAGAGCAGAGGCGAGCTCGTCGCCGACTCAGTCGACGGGGTGAACGTGATCTTGACCCTATGCTGACCGGCCCAGGAGGGGAACCTCTTAGCGGTCGGGCACTCGACAGACTCAGGACAGGGACGGGATCTTCACGGTCCCGTCCCCGTCGACGGTCGTTGTCCTCAGCTCTGGCCGATCAGAGGCCGGAGTTCAAGGGCAGACGTCGTGTTGCCGGGACCAGGTATGCTGGAGGGGAGGTGTCCCCTAGAGCTGCTGTCCGGAGGAACCAGAGACAGAACGTTGTTCCGACTCGGGTTAAGAAGGCAGCCCCTGGCCCAATGGCACCCGGCGGCTACGGCCGAAGATCCGAGTCCAGGAGGAAAAGGGACACAGAGGTCCGAAGACGTCGGGCTTCCCGGCATCCCCTAGTCAGCAATAGGCGACAGAGACGGGCCGCGAGGTCCAGGAGGCGATAGCAATGTTCGACTCAAGGTCAGTGGACTTTCCGCAGGAGCAGCCGGAGGCAGTTGTCCGACATCCCGAGGCTGACAAGCCCCTGGTCTTTGTGCCTCAATTCAACCGGGCACACAGACGTCGAATCCAGAGAATGATGAACAAGGCAGCCAAGAGGGCTGCAAAGAGGGGGTAACTCTTATGCTAGAAAAGTTGAGACCTAATGTATTGGCACTTTCTGCCGGGGCTCTGGTCCTGTCTATGTACCTCATGGCAACTGATGCAGACGGAGCTATGCAAGTTGTGCTCCTCGTCTCCGGCGGCCTACTCGGTATCGCTGGTGCCGTGGCGACCGACGGTCCACCGCCCTCCGTTCCGGCATCAACACACCAGGATGTAGTAGACGGACTGCTGGAAAAGGTCCCGAACCGGGAGTTCTGTGACCCCGACGATGCCGTCGTTCCTCTGGGCAGGGCATATGCCCAGTACCAACACGATGGTGAAGGCAATGCCTAGACACGGAATGAGGGCTGGAAAGAAGCGTCGGCCTGCTGCAGGATCCAACAGGATGAGAGCTCCTGGGGTTAACCTGAAGGGCAGGAGGCGTCGGAAACCCAGCAAGAAGAATGAGTACGCTACCGGTGTCCTTGATGACGTTTTCGGAGTCAAGGTGTCCAGGAGAGGCGTAGCTCGGAGATCGAGAAGGAGAAGCTAATGCACTGGAACACGATCTTTGTGTCCCTATTCATGGTGGCGGTGGCAGTGTCTGCCTTGGCAACCATAGTCTTCAACGGCCTGCCGACGTCCGCTATCATAGCCATGGGCGCAATCGCCGGTGTGGCAGTCCTTGCCCTGGCCTACGTTGCAAAGACGTGGTCCACAGTGCCTCTCAAAGGGGAGGACCAGGAGATGTACTTGAAGGGGGCTGAAGTCGGGTCCAGGTTCGGCGGCAAGCTTCCTGGAGTTCCAGGTGTTGCTGGCATCGGCGGAGACGTTGATGCCCTAGGCGGTCCGTCCGCTGAGGTCAACCTTGATGACATAGATCTCAAGGCCGTCCTCAAGGACGTTCCGTGCCCGGCTTGCAAGAGGCCCCTGGCCTAATGCCTGTAACAGCAACAGCGGTCAGGGAGAGGTTCCCAACGGACCTCTCCCTGGCTGCAGTGACCGCAGCAATCAATGCCGCGGAGAGGCTTGTGGCATCCTACTACGATCCGGTCGTGTCGTACCACAAGTACTTCTACAACACGACCGAGATCCCTCTCGGAATCCGAGCAACATCCATGAGCCTCCCGTCGGGAGCCAGCCTGGTCCACGGAGGCAGGACAATCAGGAAGACAGACACCAAGGTTGGGTGGACTGGGTACATGGAAGTGGCGTACAGGGTTGAGCCCAACACTGACCAGGTGGTGATGGATGCGGCAATGGCATTCTTGGCTAGAGATGGCTACAAAGAATCTTCAGTCGGCTCTGTGTCAGTAGTCCAGTATGACCCAGCAGAGGTGGTGGACATGTGGGCTGCAAGGGAACTCTTCTAGTGCCGAGGAAGAGACGCCTGGTCCACACACCGACAACGTTGGCTGTTGAAGATGGGCAGAGAGTTCGGGTCAGTGGAGCCCCAGCGGTAACGTACGGGTGGGTGACCGGACCCAGGACTGTCCAGGTGAAGCGGTCGTCTGCTTGGGACCGGCCCCCAGAAGCTGATGACCTGATCACTGTAGATGGGGACCAAAGGACAATCATAGACGTGGAAGACACAGATTTGGCACTGGTACTCACATGCAGCAGCTAATGGCCGACCTCCAGAGGAAGAACATCAAGTCCTGCCTAGGTCAGATGACGAGCTCCTCGGACGTAGACTTTGTCCGAGACCAGCCCATCGGTGTCAGTATCGAAATTTCGTCCGCAGAACACCTGGTCGGTTCAACGTGTGATGTGGACCTGATTGTGACTGTGTTCTCAACAAGTAGGGCAGCAGCATATGCCCTAGCCGTAGTAGTGGTTGAAGTTCTTGAGTCTAGGTTCTATGTAGACTACACAGGAGAAGGTACTCAGAACAACCAGGGGACACAGTGGCCGTATGTTGGACTTTCGGCAAGGGGTGTGGCAGATGTCGCTGATCGTTAACGTCCTCAGGGGATGGGACGACATCTTTGCCGAGGACGTCAGACAGGGTCTCCTGGTCTTTGCAGCAGACGCTGTGCAGGCAATCCAGGACTACCCAACTCCTGTCGTGACCGGCAGGCTGTACGGAAGCATGGGACTCGAGGAGATTACAGAATCGAAAGCAGATCCAACGGTCCTTGTTGGGTCATTCGGGGTGGCGTATGCCGAACCCGTAGAGAGAATCCGGGGCATGATTGAAGGCGGTGTGGAAGAAACCCACCCCTCTGTTCAGGACCGGGTCAAAGAGCAGATTGACAACCGCCGAAGGAGGCAGACATAATGGCTAACAAAGTAATCTCGGGGCCCTGGAAGCTGTTCGTTGCGACAGCCGGTACGTCCTTCACTCCGGGCACATTTCCTGAGACGCCCGATGGGTACTCGGACTTTGCCGAGAACCTCCTGGACTCCGCAGGCATTGACTTCGGGATCGACGTAGTGACCGAGGAGGTGGACAGCCTGGCCCAGGCACTCCCCATCGAGGAGTCCGTCGAGTCATTCAGGATCACACTGTCTATGCAGGCCATCAACTGGAACCCCGACGTCCTGGCGTACCTCCTGGGCAGGACCAAATCGACGACTGTTGCGTCAAGAAATGCCTCCGGGTACGACAAGATCCGGCTGGACCCGGCCACCGGTCCGATGGCCAAGCACGCCTTCGTTGCACAGTCTCAGAACGGGACAGGGGGCATCGGCAAGGCGATCTCGATTCACCTGCCGCATGCCACTGTTAAGGTGTCCGGCGGAACGAACCTGTCGGCCAGGTCGGCCAGGCTGCCTCTGATGATCAACTCAATCTACAACAGCTCTGCCAATCCTGAGCTCTACCAGGAGGCATAGTCATGGACCTGACAAAGCTGTATGAGAGACCGGATCCAGTGGTTCTGCCCACTGGGTCCCATGAACTGAAATCACCGTCCGAGCTGAGCCAGGAGGACCTTGATGTCCTCGGTCAGCTCGGCAGTGACCCAGTCGGGGGCCTAGACTTTGTCTTCGTGGACGGCAACCCCGGCGTCAACTCACCGATCGTTGCCGCCCAGATCCTCAGACATTTTTTAGGCACCCTGCCCCGCCTAAGCTTACCCCCCTCGTCATAGGGAGGTTGATGCGATTCTACGGAGGGGACCCGTTCATGTGGAGACGGGTCCCCCTTGGGCAGGTGTGGGAGTACATTCAGAACATGCCCAAAATCTGGGCATCTGAGTGGCTGGACAACATGGGCCCAAGGTCCGTGTCTACCGGAATGATGTCCGAAGACTACTCATCGTCAGTGGTCCGTGACCTGGAAACAGTTGCAGAGCACGGACACCGGCCCGACCCAGAACCCAAGTCGTGGACAATACAGGAGTTGATGAATGGTTAACTTGGGAGATGCCGTCCTCAGACTGAGGGCGGATGTTGCGGAGTTCAAGAGAGATTTGACGTCCGCAGAGGGCATCTCGAAGGACCGCCTGGAGACCATCTCCAAGTACGCCTTGGGGGCTTCAGCTGCTGTTGCCGGCATTAGTGTCGCTGCCTTGAAGATGGCGGATGACTATGAGACTGCGACCAGGGGAGTAGCACTTCAGACCGGCGCAACGGGCTCGGACCTGGACCGAGTTGTACGTGACATCCAGAAGGCGGCAGATCAGCTCCCCCTCACCTACAGTGAGATTGCCGAAACCGGAGCTATAGTAGCTGCATCCTTCAGGGACCTTAGTGGGGAGCCCCTTCAGGAACTGATAGCCAACCTGGTCTTCCTGCAGGAAGAGGTCGGCCTAAACGTTGAGCTCATGGGTGAGATCGCCGGTCACCTCAGGACCTGGGGACGTGACCAGGAGGATGTGAACAGTGTGCTGGACTCCTTCGTTTCGACAATGCAGGAGACAGGCATTCTGCTTGAAGAGCAGATCCGGTACTTCAAGGATGCGGCTCCGGCAATCAGGGACATGGGCCTCGAGATCGAGGAAGCCAACAGGCTTATCGGGATCCTGAACCCATCTACTGAAGAGTATGGTGACCTGATTGTTGAGCTTAGGAGTGCGTGGGAGAGAGCTAGGGAAGAGGGCAAGAACTACAATGAGGCCGTAGATGCACTGATTGTGTCCCTTGCTTCAGCCGAAGACCACACGAAGCTGTATGATGATGCTGTCGAACTCCTGGGAGTGACCTTCACTGAGCTTCTGTTCCAAGCTCTTGCAGACGGCAAGATCAGCTTGGATGCGGTCAAGGAGGCTGTAGATGGAGGCAAGGACGGACTTGATGCCTTGATCGACACACTGGGGATCAGTGTGGAGACGTTCGGGTCTGCAAGTACAGCCGCAGATTCGAACAGGAGTGCTGTCACAGAGCTTAGGAAAGAGAATGAGACTTTGACGGATAAGATCCAGATCCAGATAACTGCCCTTCAAGACTGGGCAGCTGGGTTCTTGGCTGGAAATGAGACCATGCAAGTTGTGCTCACATCCTTGACCGGGATCTCGTCTACAATCACAGCTCTTCTCACCCTTCAGATGACCACAGGGATCTTCTCAGCTGTAGCCTGGGGTGCTGCGGTCACAGCCGCCGCTCCTGTTGCTGCCCTCCTGGCCGGCATGGTCGCGTCCGTCGGCGTAATTGCCGCGTTCCTGTCTCAATCCAGTCCGTCCAGGTTCAGTGAGCCCCGTCCACTATCGACCCCAGAATTGAGGACCGATGGTGGAGCTACTACAGAGCCTAGGATCCCAGCAGTATTCAGTGGAGACGCAGACGTAAGCACTGTTCTCAATGAGCAAGACAGACTCAGGTTGTTCAACTACAGAAACAGCCAGAGGAACGTCACTCCAAGCTCCGAGGTGTCACCGGACGCCAGGGGCACGACTGTAGTTGTGAACAACAATGTCAGTGGGTCTGTAGTTGGGGAGGACCTGGCAGAAATCACGGCAAATGCCATCAAGAGTGCGGAAGGTAGGGGAATCATAGGCCGGCGGTCATCTAGCGGAACTGTGTTTAATCCGAGCGTGTAATGCCACAACCTGGACTTTCAAGCACAGATCCGAAACTTCTGATAGACTGGGACGGTAGTGGGTCCTTCGAATCAGACGAAGACGCCTTCCCGGACACAGTCCGACCGATCCTCGCGACAAGGGGTCGATCAACACTGGGCTTGCCGTATGATCCTAGTATCGTTGGCAAGCTTAGTACCGAGTTGAGGGACTTGCCGAAATACCAGGTGGACTCCTCACTCAGAGCCTCTGTGGAAGCCGGCCATGAGAACCTGAAGGTCAAACTCCAGGTAGCCGGGCAAGACGTCTGGTCCGGACGACTGTCCTCCATTGTGCCTAGACTGTCAACCACAGAAGGCAGGGTTATCGGCATTGAGGCCGAGGGCCCCCTGGGCTACCTAGAGAAGGCAGACATTGAGGGGTACGAGTCGATCACAAATGAGTCTATTGGGGCAAGAGCAGAGAGGCTTGTGGACAACGTCCCAGGGGTGTCTATCACGGTAGACTCCGAGCTTAAAGGCTCTGCATGGAACATTGGTACCTGGTGGCCCACCAGTTCACTGTCTGTGTTGTCCGCTGTTAGGGAGCTTGAAGAGGCGGCTGTAGGATTCATGTTTGAACTTAAGGGTGGGGACATCCGGCTTGCCTCTCAAGCAGCACGGCAATCTGCAGGAGCTCCTGTACTGGACTACACTGCAGACGACATCATTGAGTTCTCAGTATCCGATGAGCTAGACTCTGTGGCAAACATCATCAGAGTTCCTCTGTACACATTCGGGACCTCGGTATCCCAGACAATTGCCGATGAAACTTTGGACATTCTGCTCCCAGCATCCGGTGAGGCTGTCTTGGAGATCGACGGACCGGGCGAGGGTGTCGCCTCCTGGGGTGCAGTGACCGTAACACCCGGAACAGTCAGGGGAGTGCTGTCTGAACAAGACTTCAGGAAGGCCAAGTTGACGTTGTCTGGAGCCGGGGGCACGAGGGTGACCCGAGTAAGGGTCCAGGGGCAGCCTGTCAATGTCAAGCGGACATTGCGTGTCCCTGTCGAGGACTCTACCTCGAAGACTCGGTACGGACCGAAGGAATACGACGGGGTCGCCAACGTCTTCGATGACTACAACAATGCTCTGACATACGCAAACCGACGCCTGGTCCTGACCAAGGAGCCCAGGACGTCCCCGACGTTCAAGGTCCTGCCCAAGGCATCTGAAGTGGCACTCATAGATCTTGGGAAGCTGATCACGGTCAGGACTCTGACAAACTTGAATCTAACAGTCTTTGTGGAGAGACTGCATTGGGAGGTGGGGAAAGCCCATGCGACCGTGACAATCACAGGCAGCCTGGGCAATGCGTTCACATCAACATTGATTCTAAACTCAGTCACCAGAGGGGTGCTGGGAACGTTCAAGCTGGCATAGGAGGCTACATTGCCAAAATTTTCAATCATCAAGGGTGGGAAGAGGAAGAAGAGGTCCCTGGAGGACGAGCGGAGGGGCCGGAGGAAGAGGGAGCGGAGCACCAGGACGGGCAACAAGACAGTAGACAGAGTGAACCGTGACCTGGGCCGGAAATCCGCCAAGGTCAGGCGATTCGACCGTTCGACCGGCCGGTCCATGCGGAGGAAGAGGCGGTAGATGGCCGGCAAGCCCGACGGGCTGGTGTACTGGGAGTCTGATGCTGTGGAGTACGTGTCTGCCTCTTCATATAAAGAGTCCTTGCAGGCAGTCTCACCTCATCAGCTCCCAGACATGCCGTCCGACACTTCAGGATTAGACGAAGTTCATCCCCTGGTCAACCATGGTAGGGTGCTGTGGTACTGCAGTGCCTGTGACAACGCAGTCCCCGTGGAGAAGGGAAGTCCTGTAATCTGCCCGGTCTGTCCAGGCGCTGTGTGGCAGGCAGTGAGAGAGATTGAGTCTTCGGTCGAGGACCTGATTCTCAGTATCCCAGGGTACCGGAGTCGGGCTCATTTGCGTAACACTCCGAATCTCGATGGGACCCCCGATGTTCTTGGTGTGATCAGAGGAATTGTTGCCAAGGCCCAGGAGGCCGGGGCAACGGCAGAATCTCGAAACTTGTCCATTGGCATCCCTCGTGCCTGGGCTGTGAATGAGATCCTGACCGCGGCCAACATGAACACGTACATTTCTGAGATCCTGAAGGACCTGGCTGGAACAAACGGTCTGATAGAGTTCACGAACAGTGCGTCATTCTCCGGAGGCTTGTCAACATCCAGGATCTCGAATTTGGGCGGCAAACTTCGGATCGGTGGGGCTGATTCGGATGTTGGGGTTAATGACTCCATCGTGACAGTAGGTGACATCCGGACATCAAGGTACTCAAAGGCAGCTCGTGTAGAGTCCGGTTCAAAGACCCCTGGTGCTGATGGGGACATAGCGGGCAGTGGGAAGCTTCAAGTAAACGGTGCTGTAGAGGGGGCAAGTTTGAAGCTTGGATCAGTGACTCTGTCTTCAGATGAGCTGGACACTATGAAGAATGCAGGGTCTGGGTTCAAGAGTTCAAGATTGACTAGGCCATCGAACCGCCTTCCTGCGGGTCGCAATTACCTAGATGTGCTGTCTGTTCAGCTTACAACGACAGGAAATCCTGTTCTTGTTATGTTTGGCGGACTTAAAGCCTCAGTAGGATCTTCGATAACGGCGCGAGCTGGTAGGGGATCAACTACCCTGGCTACGGCAGTTATCGATAGAACCTCAGGCTGGTACTTGCCTATTTTGGTAATTGATATCCCCGGACCTGGGACTTACACGTACAAGCTTCAGGGAATTAGTTCAAATGGGTCGAATAGGCTTAAAGCTGGGACCTCTATCTCAGTTCTTGAGTTAGCGTAGGAGACAGAATGGCAGACATAGCAATCGAAACTATTGATCCGACCGGGACCAAGCTCCCATCCGAGAGCATAGTCAGACCCGGCACAGTCCTCCGGATGCAGAATAACGGCCAGGTGATTCTCATCATGTATGCTCCTTCAGCATTGGTCACAATATCTAGATCTCCTGCTGATCTTGAAAATCTGCCCCTGTCTGTTGGACCGGATCTCAGGGTGTTTGGCCCATTTGATCCTGCTGTGTACGGCACAAACCCGTCCTTGAGCGTCATCATGGGCCCAGTCAGTATTCGTGCGATTCAGCTTAGAGAGTCGGCAATTTATACTAGCGGCATTATCCGAGGACCACAAGGAGTGCCAGGTCCGGCAGGGCCCGGTCCCCAGGACCTGATCTACGCCAATGAGTCTGACGGAACGACCGGTGTCCTGGAGGGAAGAGGAGACTTCCGCACTCTCCCAGACCCCGGGGGTGGAATGGTGTACAAATTCCTGGATGTGTACTCCCTATGGTACTTCACCAGCACGTCAGCAAAAGGATCATACACGAGTCTTCTGTCTAACTCTTGGGTAGTGTCCAGGGGTTCGTACCTCAGACACGGTCCTGATGAGGCGTCCTGGGTGTCATACACCGGCGGCAACGTTTACTGGGGGGCCTGGTCGAACACGGCAAATGACTTGGATTCGTACAGTGTGGGAGCCTGCCAGTACCAACCTGCCGGGGATGACTCACTCCACTCTTTGGAGTACTTCCCAGACACAAGACTGTTGAGGGTTGATGCAGCGTACGATCCATATGATCCAAACTATGTACCCGGATTAGCAGGAATCGTCATCTCCGGGTACGCAGGCTCACCGTAAGGAGGACCCATGCCCAGGAAACCGAAGCCACCAATCAGACCGGCAGGCGGAGAAGGACCTCTGCCTCCGGGTTAGAAGTCTCCTGCACTACTCTGCCCCTGGAGGTTGCAGCCCAGGGGCAGTTTAGTGTTTAGAACCCGGGTCGGAATGGGTTCTGTCGGTCGAAGATGAGCATGAAGATTATGCCTGCGGCAAAACCGATAGTGGTGCCGAGGCCCCAGGACAGGGGGATCGCCCAGTCCGTCATTTCCACTCCTTTGGTAGTGACCGACCCCTGGTGACCAGGAGAAGGAGAGTAGTGACTACGGCAAGTACGAGCAGTCCGAGGAAAATGTCCATCAGCTACACATCCACATGCCCAGGGCCACGACTCCCATGATCGGCAATGCCAGCAGGGTCAGTGTGTACAGTCCCAGTCCAACTGCCGCAACCCCCGTCCCGATCAGTTTGGCTACCATAGTGCCTCCAACTCCGCCTCCATCTGTGCGATCTTCTTCATCAGTTCCGTCCTCGTCTCCTTCTTCTTGGCGAATTGCTCTGATTTCTGGGCATAGACCCGATTGATCAGATCAAACAACTTAACCTTATTGTGCCGGTCTCCCCTGGTGACCTTTTTGTCTCCGTAGACTATGTGGAGGACTGCTGAGAGGAGTTCCGGGAGGTCCAGGAGGGTGTACTCACGGTCATTCTGCATGGACTGCCGCCTTGACCGCGTACATGATGCCTGTCTCGATGTGGGTGATTGCCGTTGCTTTCCACCTGGGGACGTCTCCATTGTCCCCTTCAATGCTATCAATTTGGTTGATGATCTGGGCTCCGATGTGTTTGAGGCTGTAAACCTCTTCGTTGTAGTCTCCGTACTTGTCCTCCGGCATGTGGCCTATGACCACATACCTCTCCCCCTTGGACTGTATGTTCATGCTTTGATCTCCCATCCGCGGTGTGTCCGGGGGCCGAAAATGAGGTCCCCGGGATCTGCATTGTTGACGATGCCTGTCCAGGTGTCCCCTTCAGGTTTCGGACAACCTTGGTGGGACGTGCCCTGAATCTGGACAGCCGGGCCGACCGAACTGTCGACCCGGCTCGATTCCTCGTGAGGGGCCCGATGGCCTAGTTGGCCTCGGCCTCTGCCTGCTCCTCGGCCTCCAGGGCGGCCAGGCGTTCCTCGGCCTTCTTCAGGGCCGCTTCCACCTTGGACCGCCTCTCAGCCTTCCTCTGGGCCTTGAACTTAGTGTTCCAGGCCTTGAGGTTCTGGGCCAGGGCCATCCTGACCTGACGGACGGCGGTCCGTACGACGGTGGTGGGGGCTTCCTTGTCACTGCCCTCCAGGGCTGTGCCGGCGGTCCCGATGTAGTGGTTGAACACCACCACGTTGTGCTTCACAGCCTCCTGGTCCACCTCTCCGGCCTCATTGACCGTGGGCTTATAGCCGAGGACCTGAGTCTTCTCTTCCGTAGGGTTCTTGTCTTCACTCACTTGTGCTAGTCTCCTGATTTCTGCAAAATACTTGTCATCGATCTGCTGCTCGAGGGACCTGATGTCCTCCTTTCTAGCCCCTCTCACGCTCTGCCTTGTCCCATGACGGCCGGATCACGTACTCGACCGGGAAGTCCAGTCTGTCCAGGGGCTCCCGGTCATTCAGATCCGGCGGCAATTCTTCTTCGTCTACCGAGTAGATCTTCATGGCAGCTTCCTCCATTGTCCGCTGCCACACCTGGGCCCTATGTTCGGCTCCGTCCTTCTGGGTCTCAAACACGATCTCATCATGTACAAGTCCCACGATAGGGGCGTCCACCCCCAAGTCCTGGACTGCCTGTTTCAGGATCATCGCCCCGCCGTGCTGGATCGGTGAATTGATAGCGGCTGTGGCCTGTTGCCCGTAGGGCCTCAAGGCCCTCACGTACCCCATCCTCAGGTTGATCTTCCGGCCCTTTTGGAAGGTCCTGGAGTACTTCCGGCCGATGAGTTTCTGCCAGTTCGAAAGAGTCCTGTACCTCGTCTGGAGTCCGGCCAACATATTCGCAGCCAGGCGGGCATCCGGTTTCTCTCCGGTAGAGGCGAGTGCCTGTATAGCTGAGTTTTGACCTCCGCCAAACAACCACGTGAACGTGATCCCTTTCAGGAGGCCTCTGATCCTCTTCTGCCTCCTCGGATCCATGTCTGCCCAGGACTGCGGACCGACCGCTTGCTCGGCCAGGGATGTATGGATGTCGATGTTCATCAGATCGTCGGCAAGTTGAGAGTCCTTCGACTCCAGTGCCGCCACCCTGATCTCCTGCTGGTGATAGTCCAACATCGCCATTACATTGCCGTCGGTCGGTGCGAATGCTCCCCTGGTGTCCCTGGCGCACTGCTGTATGTTCGGGTCTGCCGCAGAAAAGCGGAAAGTCCCGGTTCCTGTCGGGTTGTAGGTAGGATACACCCTACCGTCGTGGACGTGCTTCGTCCTCCACTTCCCGGACAGCATCGATGCGTGTTTCTTGATCCTCTTCGCCCTCAGGATGATGGGGATAATGGGATGCGCAGATGTAAACTTGATGAGCTCCGACCGGGCAGTCGATGAGACTGACAAGCCCAGCGAATGGAGAACACGTTTCACCTGCTGAGGCGAGGTGACATTCAGGCCTGGAGCCCATTCGGAAATCTGGTTGTTGAGTACCGATAGTTCTGCCTCCAGTTCTATTGCGACCAGGTCGGCGGCATCATCGTCGAATGGCATGCCCCTCCGCATGATTGCCGCCAACATCGGAGTCGTGGCCTGCTCAAACCGGATCGCCCTGCCCCCATATGAAGCTGACCGGTACCACTCCTCCTGGAGTTCCATGACCTTCGGCAAGTACTTGACGTCCGAAGACACGTACGCAATCTGATGCGATGTCAGGGGCCACTGGTTCCATGAGTGCTCCGCCATGTCCAGCTTTTCAGCCGTTGGAATGTACCTGGGCAGGATCCTCCTCAAGCTGGCCAGGGGTTGGTGGACCCCCTTTCGATGTTGGATGATGACCTCAGCATGTCGGACATCGTAGTGATCGGTTGGTACTGGGATGCCCCAGAACCTAAGGTCGAACATGGTGCCATTCTGGGTCACCACCCGATGATTGCTGAGCCAGTCAGGGTCTATCAGTCCGCCCTGGTTCTCCCTTGACTGGGGGAACCTGGCCTGGTTTCCGACGATGACCGTAACGTTGCCGTCTGATAGAGCGATGACGCAGGCCTTATCGTCGTACGGACGTAGTCCGGTGGTTTCCAGGTCCAAAGCCAGGGGCCCTGATGGGGCCAGTTTTCGGTAGGCGACATCGATGTCATCTGTGACGATAACTGGATGCTCATCTTGGGTCACAAGACCGCCTCAACCATCTGTGCGTATTGTAGATTGTGCACCTCCAGGAGATCGTCCAGGGTGTGGTGGTAGCCCATGTTGACGACCCCGATTTCATACCCAGGGGACCCTTGCTTGTACAGACGGACAATCAGTCCCCTGGTCGTTTCCACTCCATGTGCCCCGAGAAGGCGGGAGTATCCGTTGATCTGAACGGCATATGACTGCCGTATTGCCTTAGATGTTTTCCAGTCTATGACCGCTAACTCACCTGTGCTCCGATCGTGAGCCACCATGTCCGGACTGCCACTGTACTGGTAGCCCCTGGCAGTCACAGCAGCCAGGCGTTGTTCTGCATACACCGGGGCTAACATGTTTCCGTATTCGAGGTAGAACAACTTCCATGACATCTCCAACGTCCTGGCCGCCTGTAAGGAAGACTGAATGTTGATGTCTGGGACCAGGGGTCCAAGTTTCTGCTCTTCTAATAGACCGACGTACTCTGAGTCCTCAGGATCAAATGACCTGTGATGGGATGTCGGGTCCAAACCAATGGACACGGCAATGGCGTTGTGTAGGTCGGTGCCGAGGGCTGGGGCCTCGGACATTTTGACTGACCTGACGGCCTCTGCATGTAGGAATGTGTCCCTCGGTGTCCGCCGTAGTCCGGTTTCGTGCACCGCGTTGATGAGCTGCCGGTCCTTCCATGTCTGCATCCAGGGGCCGGAGGGCGGCAAACCGGACAGGGATGAGATCCTTGGGATCGTGTTTGAGATGTCTCCACTGATTGGGCTATCCACCGACTGGCTCCAAAGTGATCTTCTTTGCCAGCTCTACTGCTGCCTCTTCTGGGTTGTAGCCTGACCGGAACGACCCTAAGTCCTCGATCTGGAACCCGAGTTTAATGCCGACACTGAACATTGAGTTGAACTCCCTCGGTGTTGCCGGTCCTTCCACGTAGATGTGAGGATTAGCCATGATGAAATGGGTTACGAAGTCGGTGCCGCCCACGATGTACGCCGCCACCAGCCAGCAGTGCAGGAAGTCGTGCGGCAGTCCGTAGTATATGTCCGTAGACCTAGCGAACACCACCGCCCTGTCCGGTCCAGTGCTTCCAGGAACCACTGTAAGGCTTGACACACAAGCCATGTTCCCAGCGTCCGCAAAGTTGACATGTGCCCTCCTGGTGTGACGCCCTCTGATTGACCGTGCGTCCTGAACAGACTGGGCCACCCTGCCCCTGAGACCGGGCACATGTGATGTGCCGAACTCAAAGGCCGGCTTGCCCAGGAGGCTGTGAAGGTCAATGTGAGATCCTGTGATCGTCATGATGGCCTCGGCAACGGACAGAACCTTAGACATCCCCTTCCGGTAGATGACCAGATTTTCAGGCAATGTCAGTGCCCCTAGGTTGTACTGCTTGACCACCCTGCCATCGTCCAGATGAACCTGATCCGGATCACTGTGTTGGAAACCTAGACCTGGGAACTCCTTGCCCACTCTAGGCCTCCACTCTCATGCTTCCATAGACCACACCGCTCTTGGTGGTGGCCTGGACTCCGTAGATGACCAGGGGAACCTCCATCTTGATGGCCCTCATCAGCATTCTGACCGTCGTAGCGTTGAGATGCTGTCTTGCTGAGAGGGGCTTTTCCTTGAAGGACATGGTCAGGCCGAACGGCTCATCCAAGGACCTCCAGGCGTCTTCCTCGGGATTGTACAGGCGTTCTCCGTAGACCTCGCCCTGTCCGATGAATACGTGGCTGACTGAGCAGTCTATCAGGCGTTGCGGACATTTGCTGCAATCTCCGCCGGGGTCGCCTTCACCCTCGTCTCCGAGGGGAGCCTCGCACCGGACCCCGCGTTGGCCGGAGCCCCACGGATGCCACCTGGCCCTGCTGAACTCATGGTCCGTGGGCAGAATCCTGACGGCTGGGCCGTATTCGGGGAGTTCCGGGTCTCCCAGGATGCTGTAGTCGAATGTAGCCAGGGTGGCGGGGTCCTGGTCCGCGGCCTGTGCTCTGAATCTGATGATTGGGATCAATGATCTCTCCTTGGTGTTGCTTGCGGCAGGGCAATGCTGCAATTTGCAGCTCCGCTGTGAACGTGGATCCAAATGCGGGTGTTTTCAGTGTATTTTCTGAGAATGATGACCTCATCGCAGTATAAACAGACAGCCTTCATCCCCCTAGGGCCTCCTTGTTGAGTCGGTAGGTCCAGGCGTGGACCCACGGTGCTGTCTTGAACTGGATCGGAAGTTCCGCCTCCTCCAGATAGGCGGCAACGGACATGTGGTCTGCCCACCGCTGGAGTTCTTCCTCCGGGGAGTCGTTCCTTGCTACCTGTGCCCATGACCGTGCCGAGGGACCCGGGCTATTGATTGCCCTGGCCTTCTTCCATGCATTGATCTCCTTGGGCATGAGGATGATGACAGATGCCCCGTGTGCCCATGAAGGGGCCAGGGGTCTTTCGTCCGGTGAGTAGATCAGCCGGGAGGGGGTTCCGCGGTCCAAGACGATGGGCTTGGTCATTCGTCCCAGTGCCTCCCATGATGTGTTACTTCGTCCGTGGATGTAGCCCATGCCGTAGTCCTCGGACAAAACTGTTGCCAGGGTCGACTTTCCTGTGCCTGAAGGTCCGTCAATCATCAGGACCTCGATGTCATGTTTCTGGATACGTCGCCTCCTTGACCGGACCAGATTCCGGTGTTCTTCCACTTGCCTCCAGTACTCCTCTTCAGAGTATGGAGTGTCCGTTATGATTGCTCTGATGGGCGAGTCCCCTGGGCCTGCTGGGCCTGATGGGATGAACTGCTGGCCCATGACCAGGGGACAGAAGGATGCGGTCAATGTTCGTGACCCGACCCTCCGCCTTATGTCCGTGATGTACGTGATGTGCTGGTCTGGACGTGCCCTTTCCTGGACCAACGTGTAGAGATCGGGCATCAGTCTGTCCCTCCAAACAGTTTGTGGTCTGGGTTTTGTTCACGGGCTTTGGACAGCATGTCCGTCAGTCCGCATTGCTCTACCAACTTGATGAACACCTCCTTTGAGGTCACGGTCAGACCTCGGTTTCTATGTATTGGTGACAATGATTCAGACCTCCTGATGCCGGGAGTGGCCAGTAGGAGGCGGTTTATTCGTTGGGATGTGATGTTGACACCGAGCATTCCGTAGGACAGGGCCCTAAGAGCCACCGGGTTAACACCACCAATCGGACAATAACCTCCAACAATGGGCCGGTCAGTCTCAGCCTCAGACATCCAGTCAGGCGCATCCATAATGATTGTGAGGAACGCTCTGAGCACGGTGGTGTAGTCGTCTTCAGCTGCCGTAGACTGAGCGGAGATTCTAGCAGAATCATATCGAGGATCGAGTTCAATAGACACCTGCGGCATAGACGGATTTCTAAGTTCAATTGCAGCTGCAGCCCTCTCTAGGCCTCGTGTCAACATTGCGGATCTGATGGAGATGACATGATCGATAGAACTCTTCCCTGCTTGAAGTGAAGCTGAGACAGAGTCGTAGAATGGGTACGTTACAACAGCCTGCCTGCGGTTCCCAACTCTGTCCAGGAGGGGTGATCCATCCGGGTTCGCAGTCGCTATGATCACCGCATTGTTCTTCGAGACTGTAGGTGACTTGTCGTACTTATGCACCGCATCCAGCTGGCTTGAGGTTATGAGTGACCTCAACGTGCCAATGGGCAGAGACCGTTCTTTCCAATCTGATACCTCCGGGTACTCCAGGAGGACACGTGATGCCACCTGCTGAATCGCGTCCTTCTTGGTGGTTGCGGTCAATTGACCGACATATGGGTGAAATTGCGGAGGCAGAAGTTGCTCCACAAAGCCTGTTTTGCCGCACCCCTGAGGCCCCTGCAGGGTCAACATGAAGAATGGACGGGCATGAACATCCGGGTTGCCGGCAAGCAGCATCCGGAGAGCCACGTCTGCATACAAAGAATCGAGAATGTCGACCCTGTCAGGGTACTCCTGGGGATCACACGACCAGATGTTGAGGACAGCGTCCTCTACGTCTTGGTCAGAGGCTGGGGTGTCCTGGAGAGCATTGATGATGGCCTCCAACGGATTGTAGTCAGCAGTAACTGCTTTGATGCCAGATCTGAGAGGGGCATCCGGCACATACGTGATCTTGCGACCCGATCCTGTCCAAAGCATAGGCGGAAGAATAAGACGAAGACCGTCCACAGTATCTGAAGATTCCAGAGGAGTCGACCAGGTGGCACCGTTGTCCGTGCTGTATTCGAGAGTTCTAGTGAGTACTGAACGACGTGCCCTGAATGTTGTGGTGCCGATGACGGCAATGATGTCGTGGAGTGAGTCAACGGTGATTCGCCCTTCCTCCGGGTCCTTGAGGTCTTCCAGGTTGTCAACCATTGACCGCAAGATTGCTTCAGGTTCGAAATTGCCGTGATGCCTGTTCCCCTGGTCCAGAGCCTCCCGTATGGCCTGCTTGGGCACTCCGTACGTGTAGTATTGAGATGCTGACCAGGTGAGGAACGTGTTGTGACGTTCGCCTTCCGGAGCCAGTGCTAGTTCTGGGACCAGGGGTTCGGCATTTACGTTGATTGTCGGCAGGTGGGGTGAGACATAGAACCTATGCACCACATCCACGCAGGCAAGGTCGGCACGAAGACCGGTGTCACGCTCCAGGACCGCTATTGCCGCCTGCGCCACATCCTTGTGCCGGTCTGCCACCGTAGCCTTGGTTGGGATCGGCAGCACCTTCACGTACAGGTGGACGCCGCCTGACACAGATTGCTTCGTGATGTAAGCATGAGGCCAGGCGGCGGCCTTCCCAGCGGCATCTTCCGGTGACAGGCCGGGGTTAGAACCCAGATCCACATCCAGGCCAATGATGCCCGTATGTCCGGCCACGTTAGCAGTCCGAAGGGATCTTGACTTCGGAGGGAAGATTGCAGAAGGGATCACGGCAGGAAGCTGGGTCTTCGGTGTCCCAGGTGCCGGTACTGTCGTCAAAGCCACCTCCAGGGGTTCGAGTGAATGCTTTCTGGAGGAGATTGACGGCAGTTTAGCTATAACAGTCATGTTCTGGCTTTTCGTCTCTTGCGGTTGAGCTTACGTCCGGTATCGAGGCGGGCCTGCCGCATTGTGAGTCCTTGTTCGATGTCCTTGGCATGTTTCCATGCGTGGGCGAGTTGTCCGAGGACTGTGACTCGTTCTCTGACCGGGGCCACCTGGGCCTCGAGGACATCCCACTCATCACAGGCCGCCTGTAGCCGGGCCTTGTAGGGATTCTCGTTCCTAAGATGTGAAGTTGCATCTCCAGGAGGCCTAGGCAATCCGTTGGTCGTTGGGGCCAGACTCATGGGCTTCTTGTTCCAGCTGGGCCAGAATGTCGTCAGCAGTTCGGAGAGCGGGGTCCCTGGGGAGAATATCCAGGGCTCCTTCTACCTCCTGCCGCATTCTGCTGAGTGTCTTCCGTATGCCTTCGACCAGGGGTGACGGCACCTCAGTGGAGTCTGAGGCTGACAGCAGACCGTATGTGCCGTTCAGGCATGTCATGAGTGCCTGCCCTCTTCCCATTGTCCGTTGGACGTACGGCTGAATTCGTTCCATGTCGCTTATGGTGAGTGTGTTGGTCATTCTTCTTCCTCGTTTATTAGTCTGACTGCATATTTTGCCGTCTGGAAGTGCAGCCATGCTGTTGACAGATGGCGTGCTAAGTCCAGGAGTCTTCGGACATGCTGGAGGTCCTCAAGAAGCTCCTGTTCCCGAAGTTTGAGAAGCACAATCTTGCTGTAATGTGGGTTCTGATCCAGAACATGCTGTGGAAGGTCGTAGACTTCGGACATTAGAGAAGATCCCTAAGCCACCGAATCTTGACATCGGCCTTTGCGTCCCGGACCTTGGCCAGTGCTTCCTGGGCCATCTCTAGCTTGGCTTGTGCGTGCCTCAGTCGGGGGTCTGCCGCAACTATGAAGTCCTCCCTTGAGTTGAAGTTCAAGAAGGACATCAATGCTGGCGGAATGTTCGGTATGTGTTGCATAACAGCTCCTGGGGCCCAGGGGTCCGCGGCAAAACGGCGTAGGTGCCGGGGTACCGGAACCCGTGGGCATATGTGAGTTCGGGGTTGGGGTTGATGTGTCTAATTAGGGGGACAGGCCTCCACCTGGCCAGGGGCAGGAGATGTTCCAGTATGCAATGAGCGGTCTGGTGTCCTGTGTGACCAGGTGGGGGTCTGCGGTCCTTACTCAGAGATTCGGCCTGTCGCCATGAGGGCGTCTTTGATGACCCGGACTTCCTCGTCCTCCGAGGCTGACTGGGTGATGACTATTCCGAAAGCCTTGAAGAAAGCCTTGCGGATTGATGGGAATGAGTTGCGGTAGGTTCCACGTTTCATGAGAGTCTCCAGGCTGCGGCAATGGCCGCTAACAGGTTCCTTGCTTTTGTGCGAACGATGAACCGTCTGATCAATGTGTGCCTCCATGCCCCGGAGGGGGTCTTGTGTGATAGTGCAATTCTATCATACTACGTGCGTTTGTACATAGGAAGTAGGAAAACGGTAGAAATTCGGTTTGGGTGAGGGGACCAGGTGCGGCAATGCGGCATTCTGCATGTTTCGGGCATCTGTAAAATCTATTGATATAAAAATTGGCTCCGTACTCTTACCATATAGCGATCACACATAATATAACTAGAGAATATATACTTTCTCAAGCAAATTATAATTCATATACTTAATATCAGACCATTGCCGACATACACTCCTGGGCCCTCGGGCATGCTCTGACATGCTCTGACCAACAATTTGCCGCCTTCGCATGAAATTGCCGCAAAACCTCCCTCCTGGTCACTCAGAGGTTCTGGGACACTCTGATGCCCAAAGTGCCCTCAGGGATCACCGGTGCCACGAGATGCCCAGAGTGCCCACGCGGCCACGAGGGACATTTGCCGCCTCCTGGGCATGAAACCTGCCCCTGGGACACCGGACTGCCGTGAATGTCGGAAACCTGCCCTCGGTCCTGCACCTGACCAAATGTTCTAGACTAGAACAAATGTTCAAGAACGCCTGTTCTATAGAACAAA